TTTCTTGATGACATCCCACTTGAATATAATAAGTTTGAGTGGTTTACTGATTACCTAGTGCTAGGTGACGATCTCGTCATCCACGGTGAGCTAGTGGCACGTGAATACGTGCGTCTTGCCGAAGGTCTTGGGGTAAAAGTTGGGATTCCGAAATCATTTATAAGTGATAACGGTTTTTTCAACTTTGCCAACCAATCTTACCTAGGAGCAGAGAATATTTCTCCACTTTCCTTTAAAGAATTTGCTGGAATAGACTCGCTAGCTGGGCGTTGTGAAATGGCTCTTAGAGCTTTCCGACGAGGTTGGGTTGATCATTCAAAGAAGAATATTCTCCTGAGAATGGTCAAACTATTTGTTGGACCAACTACATGGTCAAAGATCCAAGTGGATCTTAACCATGGTAGAAATCATCCAATAGGTTCCTGGGTAGCCTCGGCGCTTCTCGTTCCCGGTACGACAAAATTGTCGCCCTGGTTACCAGAAGTTTCCATAAGATTGTACTTAGCATCTTTGATGCAGAAAGTACGTTTTTGGAATGAACCGAGTGATACCCTTAACAATTTTATTGTTAATGGAAAATATTGGAGGGAAATAGGAACGATCCTATCCCCAGCCGTAAATTCTCTTTATGCAGATTTTCTGCTATTTAGAAAACGACTTGATCATATTGATAAATGGATTGACTACACTATCTCTACAGATAGTGAGGCTCTTTTAAAAGTAATTTTTAAAGATGCATTCAAAGATCGCTTTGATGACTGGACGATAAAATATCGCCACGCCCTCAAAGCAATGCAAGTGTGTCTCCCCCCGAGAGCACTTAACTTTGAAGCTTTCCATTTCGAAATGGGAACGGGACTATCAGTTGACGAAAATGTCAAACTTCTAGCGGCCGCGGCAGAATCTCTCCCGCGGGTTCCTGATTTTTCGAGTTTGGACTTCTCTGAATTCGAGAAAGAAGGGACATCCATTGATCCCTCTGTACGTGAGTTACGAGGTTTTGCCTCGTTACTTGCTATGGTAGGGAATTTGGAACATCTTCACCGTTACGATAAACCTGGACTTTTCCAATCTGATCGAGATTAGTCTCTTTTCGATTTTCTGTCCTTGGCCGAGGATTGAAGTAACCCCATTGCTTCTAAAGGAGCTTAAAATTAAACATCCTTAATTGGGT